GTGAACCCGGATTGGAAGGCTCTGGCGACCGAATACGTCCAGACCGGCATTAGCCTGAAGGAACTCAGCGCAAAGTACGGCGCGCCCCTGCCCCGAGTGAAACAACACAGCGCAGCCGAACATTGGGTGCAGCTGCGAAGCGCGTGGCGGCAGATCGCCGCTGTGCCCGCCCTGCCGCCACAGGCATCCGAAACACATCCGTCACCCCGAGTGGAGGAAGCCGACGACCCCATGATCCCGTTGGAAGCAATTCGCGCGCAGTTAACGGTTCTATTAGCCCGCGCGGCAGGGGAGCTGGATAAACAGGTGCTGGTACACAAAAGCCGCCGGAAGGAAGTGACCTACGATGACTTTCAGGGTAAGGAAAAGCCTGTGGGAGAAACCGTGGAAGAAAACCTTCGACTGGAAGTGGTGGACGCGCTGGTGAACTGCATGGGGCTGCAGCATTTAAGCAACGCCCTGAAAACCCTGCGGGAGGTAGCGCAGGCAAACGCGGGCAGCGCCGTAGGCACGGATCGTGTAGCGGAGCTGATGCGGCGGCTGGACGAAGAAGCCGCCACCCCCGGGGAAGGAGCAAACGCCTTTGCTGAGCGCAAAACAACGTGAATACCGTCGGAACGCCACACGGGTATGGAACGTGAAAACCGGCGCCACCCGATCCGGCAAGACCTACGGGGATTATTTTCTGTTGCCCAAGCGCCTTCTGGACGGGCGGGATCGGGAAGGGCTGAATGTGATTCTGGGCAGCACCAAAGGGACGTTAACCCGCAACCTGATCCTGCCGATGCAAACCCTGTATGGCCCGGGGCTGGTCGGTGACATCCGCAGCGACAACATGGCCGTTCTATTCGGCCAGCCCTGCCACTGTCTGGGCGCGGACAGCGTGCGGCAGGTGAACCGCCTGCGCGGGAGCAGTATCAAATACTGCTACGGCGACGAGGTGACCACCTGGCACCCGGACGTATTCGGGATGCTGCAAAGCCGTCTGGACAAGGCCTACAGCCTGTTCGACGGCACCTGCAACCCCGAAGGGCCTACCCACTGGTTTAAGCAGTTTCTGGACCGTGGCGGCGACGCGCTCTATCAGCAGGCTTACACGATCGACGACAACCCCTTCAACCCGCCGGACGTGGTAGCCCGCATGAAACGGGATTATGCGGGTACCGTTTATTACGACCGCTATATTCTGGGGCGCTGGGTGGCGGCAGAAGGCGCGGTATACCGGCTGTACGCCGACGACCCGGAACGTTTTGCGCTTGACCCCGCTGCGCTGTCGGCGTATCCGCTTGCCACGGCGACACTCGGCGTGGATTTTGGCGGTAACGGTTCCGGTCATGCCTTCTGTTGTACTGGCTTTACCCGGGGGTTTGCCGGGATGGTAACGCTTGCGGAATGGTACCACAAGGGAGAAATTACCCCCGAACGTCTGGAAGCCGCGTTTACGGATTTCGCCCGCGACTGCGTTGCCCGCTTCGGTGCGCACACCGCTTATTGCGACAGCGCCGAACCCACGCTGATCCTGGGCCTGCGCGCCGCGTGCGTGCGGGAGCGTCTTCCGGTAGAGATTCGCAAGGCGCGCAAGGGGCCGATCAACGGCCGCATCCGCTTTCTCTGCCGCCTGATGGCAGGCGGGCGCTACCATATCCTGCGCACCTGCCCCCACACCCGCGACGCGTTAGCGACCGCGCTTTGGGACGCGCGCCACGCTACGCAGGACGTTCGCCTGGACGACGGCACCACCAACATCGACAATCTGGACGCGCTGGAATATTCCTTTGAGCCTTACATGGAAGATATGATGGGAATTGCCTGAAAGGCAAAATGTTGCCGCGGTTACGCACGCGGCGGTGCATAACGCAAGAAGGCCATACCTGCGGGTATGGGCAGGGGCTTTCCGCTCGCGCGGGGCGCTAGGAGCGCCCCTTTGGGGAAGGGATTTGCGATCCCCTCCCCAACCTTCCCCGGGATTACGGCAGGGGTCGCTTTCGGAGTACAGGATAGTCGTCCGCCGCTACCTACGGTAGCGCGACCGACAAGCCCGTCCATCCATCGAGCGACCCCTGCCGCGCTCCGCCTGCTGGTATTCAGGCGATGGGAAAAATTACGACCCAGCATGGCTGTAATTCCATGGGAAAGTAATCGGCAAGATAATATACCGATAAAGCTTTAAGGGATAAGATGTGGACATAATATATCTCTGTCTCTTGTTCCCCGTTTTGCTCCGCACGCACATTGTTACTGTGGTGGAAACGAAATGTTCTTTCCCCGTTCCCCGTTTTTCCTTCGCATGCATATTGTTGCTATAGGGGCAAAAGACTCCCTCGCAGGATGGACTGGATCGTCGGTCGCGCGACCGTAGGTAGCAGCGGACGACATTCCAGTACTCCCAGAGGGAGTCTTTCGCCCCCTACTCCAAACGCATACCCCGAAGGTTTCCAAAGGGCGAGCGGAAAGCCCTTTGGTGTGTCCGCAGACACATCTCTGCTCCCGCGCGCCCGCTGGGCGCATTTTGATTGATTTTCTAAAAATCAGAAAGAGGAGGCTTCCCATTTGGATAACGCAATCATCCTGCAATATCTGGAACGTGTCGGCTACCATACGCCCGCCGCGACATACGCGGCGCATCTGCGCGAATATCTGGCCTGGTACCGCGGCTATGTAAGCGACTTTCACGATTACACCATGCGCGTGGGCACAGGTCGGCGCACGCTGACCCGCTACAGGCTTGGTATGGCTAAAACGGTGTGTGAAGATTTCGCCACGTTGCTGATGAACGAGAAATTACAGATCAGCGCGGAGAGTTTCCCTGCTCTGCCCGCGATTCTGGAGCGCAACGCGTTTATGGAGCGTGCCAACCGGCTGGTGGAGTGGACGATGGCGCTGGGCACCGGGGCGCTGGTGGAATTCCCGGACGCGCAGGGATTGCCGACCATCGACTATATCCGCGGCGACCTGATCTTTCCCCTGCGCTGGGAGGGCGACCATATCACGGAATGCGCGTTTGGCAGCCGCCGCGTGTTCGGTTCCGGCGCAAGCGCCGCGGAAGGGTATTATGTGCAGGTGCACGCGCACGAACCGGAAGGGTATGTGATCCGTAACGCATGGCTGGACGCACAGGGGAACGAACTGCCCCCACCGGAAGGCGTGGAAACGGTTGGCGAGCCCTCGCCCGTGCCGCTGTTTCAAATTTTGCGGCCCAACATAGTCAACGCCGCCGAGCCGGATTCGCCCATGGGAATGAGCGTTTTCGGCATGGCGATCGACCAGCTGAAGGCCGCCGATCTGGTGTTTGACAGCTATGTGAACGAGTTTGTTCTGGGGAAAAAGCGCGTAATGGTGCCCCAATCGCTGGCCAGTATCGAAATGCAGAAAGACGGGGCCATCCAGCCGATCTTCGACCCCAGCGACGTGCTGATTTACGTATATCAGCAAAGCCAGGACGGCGCGGACGAGCTGAAGCCGCTGGATATGACCCTGCGCTCGGCCGAGCATGAGGCGGGGTTGCAACGGATGATCGATCTGCTGTCCAAAAAGTGCGGGCTGGGAACGGGCCGCTACCGTTTCGACAGTGGCGTGGCGCGCACAGCTACGGAGGTCATCAGCGAGCAGAGCGACCTGTACCAGAGCCTGAAAAGGAATGAAAAACCGTTGGAACGCGCGCTGTGCGGCATGGTAAACGCCTTAAGCTGGCTCACCGGCGGGCCTGCCGAAATGCAGACCCGCGTATCGTTTGACGATTCCATCATCGAGGACGCGAACGCCGCGGCGGAACGGACGCTCAAGCTGGTTGCGGGCGGCCTGAAAAGCCGTAAGCGCGCCATTATGGAGCTATCGCACTGTTCGGAGGCCGAGGCGGAGCGGCAACTGGCGGAAATCGCCGCGGAAACGCGGGGCACGGCCGTTACCGGCACAGGCGCGGATCAAACCGCTGACCGGGCGGCGGACAACGTATACCAGGGGGAGTAAGGTCCTGCAAGGCGGCTTCTTCGGTACGCATGCTCACACATACGGCAGCTCATTAAGGGACCCTCACTCACGGAAACCTGTTTACAGAAACCCACTCACGGAAACAACGCTTCCGCCCATCCGGCAGGAGCGTTTTTTCATTCCCCCGTAAGGGGGCAGGCGACGGCCTGACGCAAAGCCTTCCCGCCCGGGATGCCCCTGCGGGGACGGTACGGGGCACACCCCATCCGGCTTGTCCAGGCGGGGGTTGGCGAAGTGTGAAACGGAATTGATCGCCGACGGGCGTTAAACGGAGGTATATACGATGTTTCTGAATCTGTCGCATCCATCGGTACCCTGTTGCGGCGAAGGCGACGCGCCTGCCGCGAACCCGGCCTCGTCCGAAACGCCGGATGATCATCAGGCCCCCGACTCCGCCCTGAAGGAAACCCTGCTGAAAGCTGTCGCCGAACGTTCCCGCCGGGCCGAAAGCAGCGTAGTCCGCTCCATGGCCGAGCAGAACGGCGTGCCGGAAGATACCCTGTCGGACCTGCTGACGCAGGCGCGCGCCGAGCAGGCGGAAAACCTGCCCCCCGAAGTGCGTAAGCGCGTGGAAACCGCCGACCATCGGCTGCTACTGGCCGAGGTGAAAAGCGTCGGAAGCGAACTGGGGCTTGTGGACGCGGAGGTTGCCCTGCAGCTGATGGACCCCGCCGTCGTAGCGGTTGCGGAAAACGGCACGGTCACCGGCGTGCGCGAAGCGCTGGAAACCCTGAAACAACGCAAGGGGTATCTGTTCGCGCCGCCCGCGCGCGGCGCGTGGGCCCAGCGGGTATCCGCAGGCGGCGTGCAGCCGCTGACCGGCGTGGAGGAAGCCTTCTACCGCAAAAACCCGGGGCTTCGCAAATGAAAGGCAATTGCGCCGCTCGCTGAGGCCGCAGGGTCAAGCGCCGCGCAGCCGCAGGCCGGGGTTCCGGCCAATCGAAGGCCCGCAGTGACCCGGCGACGCCGTTCGGGTGGATTCCCCGATGGGTATTACGGCAGACAAACGAAACGGCATCTGACTTTTCATGAATAGCAGGAGGAAAAAAGAATGGCACACGAATCGCAGGAACGCTACAGCGAGCTGGTGCTCGCCAAACTCCGCAGCGAGCTGGTACTCAAGGATGGCGTGGTTTTCAATAACGATTATGACGGCGATCCCGCCGCGGGCGCGGTAAAAATCCCCACCCGGGACGACGAGGTGGCCGCCAGCGACTACGACCGGGCCGCGGGTCTCGCGCCCACCACCGGCAACACCGCCTACACCACCCTGCCCATCAACCGCGACAAAGCGGTAAACGAAATTATCGATGGCTACGACGCGGCTTCCGTGCCGGATGCGCTGATTGCCGAACGGCTGGACAGCGCCGGGTATTCGCTGGGCCGCGCCATGGATATCGATGGCGCAAGCGAGCTGCTGGGCGCGGGCACCGTAACAGGCGCGGGTACCGTGGATAAGGATACCGTTTACAGCGTGCTGGTGGACCAGCGCACCCGCATGAGCAAGGATAACATTCCCGCCGCGGGCCGTTACGCCCTGTGCACGCCGGACGTGATCGCCGCCGTGGTGCGCAGCCCGGAGTTTACCCAGGCCTCCAGCCTGGGCGACGAGGTGAAACAGAGCGGTGCCATCGGCCGAATCGCGGGCTTTAACGTGATCGAGTTTAACGACGATACCCCCAACCTGGCCATGATCTGCGGGCACCCGCGCTTCGCCACCCGCGTGAACGCCTGGCAGGCCCCTGTGCGCCTGCAAAGTCTGGACGGAAGCGGCAAGTACATCGGCGCGTCCGCCGTGCAGGGCCGCATGGTATATGCGCACAAGGTGCTGCGCCAGAAGGGCGTTCGCTGCGTGTACGCGCCGGGCAGCGTTTCGATTGTCGCCGCGCCGGGCAGCACCAGCGGCGCGACGGTGTTAACGCTTAGCGACGCAAGCGGCGCAACCGCGTGGAAGTATACCCGCAACCCCGCCGCGCGCGCCGTATTCGGCGAAAGCTACACGGGCACGGCCCTGACCAGCGGCACTACGCAGATCAGCGCGGCGGCGGGCGACGTGCTGGAGGTCGCGGGCCTGAAGGATGGCAAGGTGATCTCCGCAGGCTACCTCACGCTGGCCGCCTCCAACCTGAAGGCGTAACCGTATGGCGCTGACCGCAGACGAATACCGATCCATCACCGGCGAACCCGCGCCGGAAGATTTCGAATCCTGCCAGACGCTGGCCCAAAGCATGCTGGATGCGCGAACCCTGGGCTACTATACCGCGCATGACCCGGATACGCTTCCGGCGCTGATCCGGCGGGCGTTGCAGCAATATCTGGCCTACCAGACGCAGGCGGTAAGCCTTGCGGGCGGGCCGACAGCCCTGATGGAACCCCAGCCGCAAAGCGGAAGTTTAGGCCAGTTCAGCTTCGTAAACGGCGTAGGCACAGGCGCGCATTGTCCCGCCGCCGCGGCCCTGCTGCCGCTATTAACAGGCTACGCCCGCTGCGACTGAAACCGGGTCTTTAGATTGCCCCCGGCAGATCAGCGGCAACGTAAGGGGGCGGGCCATTATAATCGAACCGGCCCGCCCCCGCCGCACCCGCCGGACAAAATGGCTTCTCTGCTGGCCCTCCTTTTCCCTCACCGACACGACTGTTGGTCGTGATTTACAACCCCCGCTACCCCAGCCGAAAAGCTGGGGAGCACAATCCTGTTCAGAAAGGAGGCGCTTTCCATGCGCCCGATCCCGCGCGCGTTCCTGATCCACAGCGCCACGCTGCTGGCGGCGACTGGGACGAACGAAGCAACGGCTGTGCCAATTGCGGAGCTGACCCGCATCCGCGTGGAAACCGAACAGACGATAACCCAGGACCGGGAGGAAACGCGGGCGGGGCGTACCGCGCAGCTGTGGTACGACGTTCGCCAGAGCCTCCCCCGCAAGGTGCAGTTCGTTCCCGGTCAGCTGGTGCTGTATCAGGGTGTGCATTATCGCGTCGCCGCCGTAAAGGAACTGTACTGCGGCAGGCGGCTGCATCATGTCGAGCTTTCCCTGACCGATTAACCGGATCGGAGGCGACCCCATGTACCGGGCACAGGCAACCGTAACCCTTTCCCCGCAAAGCCCCTTTACCGACATGGCAAAGACCGTAAAGGCCTGCCTGCCCGCGCTTTCCGCGCAGGTGCTTATGGACTGCAACCGATACGCCCGCGACGATACCGGGCAGATGATTACCAGCTCCTATGCCGCAAGCGACCTCCGTCGCGGGCGGCTGGTGTGGAACACCGCCTACGCGCGGCGCGTATACAGCGCGGGCACCCCGTCCCGAAAACATAACGCCGCGGCCAGCCTGCGCTGGTGCGAGCGCGCTAAAACCTTACACTCAGCGGCATGGAGGGCGCTGGCCGCAAAATTGCTGGGAGGCGACGCCGCTTGAGCATTCAAACCCGGGTGCTGGCCACGCTGGTTGCGATGATAAACAGCGCGCCCCTCTTCGTCCCGGTAACACAGGGCCCGCTGCCATCGGACGGTGGTATCAGCCTGAACGTAACCGGCGGGCGTACGGAAACCGTGACCCTCTCCGGCGGGCAAACCGTTACGCTGGAGATCGCCCTGAACAGCAAGCATACGGACCGTGCCGCCGCGCTGGACGCGTTGTGCGCCCTGCACGAAGCGCTGACCCGGGCGGACGCGCTGCCCTGCGGCGAAGGCTGGCAGATCGTAGCCCTGCGCACCGCCGCCGCGCCCGGCTACCTGGACCGCGACGGCGCGTACTGGCTGTTTGGCAGCACCCTGAACGTAACGTACACAGCGGACTGAACCGCATGCAAAGAATAAGGAGGCAGGCCCTTTGAAAATCACCCGCAACCTGATCCGCGAGTATTACGGCATCCCCTCCGGCGACACGGTGGAGTACCACTATGTGAACGCCGGGTTTGTGAAATGCAGCGAGGAGAACAACCCCAAGGTGGATAAAACCGCCTTTGTGGGGGACGTGAACGCCACCTGCACCGTAACCGGCTATGAAAACGGCTGGACGTACGAAGCGCAGTACGTGCAGGGGGACGGTAGAGGATCTGGCCGCCATCGCGCGCCAGCAGAAAACCGGAGTGGACTGCGAACGGATGCTGATCAGCGTGGATATGGCCGTGCCCGTATCGGGGCAGGCGGATACCTACGCGGCGCGGCGCTTCGCCATTGTGGTGGAGGCTACGCCCCCCGCGGGCGACCCCAAGAGCGTGGTGAAGCTCGGCGGCACTTTCCACCAGAACGGCGATCTGACGCCGGGGCTTTTCGACGTGACCCATAGAACCTTTACCGCCGCGTCGTAACCGGGGCTTATCACAGGCGGAGCGCGGGTCGGCGAACGGCCGCCCGCCCCGCCGCTGTCAGGAGGAGGCAACCATGCGGGAAGTAACGCTTCGGGTGGAAGACCCGTCCATTCGGATCAACGGGCAGGTTTTTACCCTGCGGTTGAACGACCTTACTTTGTACACGCGCGTACAGGCGCTGCTGGAAAAATGCGCCGGACTTGCGGCAGGCGCGACAACCACGGAAACGGTGCTTGCCGTTGCCGGCGAGGCGAACGCGATCCTGAACGAAGCGCTGGGCGACGGCGCGGGGAACTCCATAAGCGGGGGTCGGCCCGTCAGCCTGTCCCTGATGCTGGAGTGGCTTAGCCTGCTGGCGCAGGAAGCCGCCGGGCACTACGCGCGGGAGGCGCTCCGCGAGGACGACGCTCCAGAGGAGGAGGGCACGGCCCTTGAAGCCTGACGCTTTTTCGCTGTGCCAGCCCGCGGAGCAGGCGCTGCCCGCTGCGTTAAACGGCGCGGACGGACGCGCTTACCCGATCAACCCGGATTTTCGCACGGTGCTGCGCTGCCTGCGGCGGCTGAGCGACCCTGACCGCGAAGCCCCGGCGAAGCTCCTTTATCTGGCGCATTATTTTTTTCGGGACAACCCGCCGCCGGAAATGGCGGCGCTTTTTTCGGCGTTCGTATCGGGCGGCGAAACGCAGGACGCGGATGAACCGCCGCTGATGGATTTTGAGCAGGACGCGGGCGCGCTGTACGCCTCGTTCCGGCAGCAATACGGTATCGATCTGCTCCGGCAGCCGCTGCACTGGTTTGAGTTTCGGGAACTGGTGGCGGGCCTTACGGAGCAAACGGCGTTCGGCGCGCGGGTACGCCTGCGCATGGCGGATGAGAACGCAGCCCCGCCGGAAGAGCGCGCGCGTTTGCGTCGGCTGAAGGAACAGGTTGCCGTACGCCCGCGCGTGGGGAAAGCGGAACAGGCGCTTCTCCGGGAGCTGGACCGCAGGCTGGCCGCGGGGGAAAGCCCGGACACGGTGCTGCGGCAATTATCAGACAGGGAGGGATAACCCATGGCGGGAAGCGACGGCCAGGTGGTATTTACCGTGGAACTGGACGACACGGCCTTTCAGGCGGAGATGACGCGGTTGCAGGGTTCGCTGGCGGAGCTGTGCCAAAGCGTGCTTGCAGCCTTCAGCCTGAGCCCCGCGCAGCTGGCGGCGGCAAACGCGGCCGGCGCGCAGTGGGCGGCAGGCTTTGCGGCGGGAATCCGGCAAAGCACCGCGGCAACCCTCGCGGCGCAGGGCGCGGTGAACACGGCCACATCCGCCGCCAGAAGCGTCGGCACAGCAGGCGGCACAGGCGTGGGACAAAGCATCGTAGCGGGCATGGCCGCGGGGGCCAACGGACAAAGCGGGCTGTTAAGCGCGGCGTTAAGCCGTATTATCCATGCCGCGCTGGCGGCGGCGCGGCGCGCGGCGGGCATCACCAGCCCCTCCCGGCTTTTCCGGGACGAGGTGGGGCGTTACCTGGCCCTTGGCATACAGGACGGGTTTACCGATACGATGGCGCAGAGCGTACTGCCCGCGATGAACATAAGCCTTACGCAGACCGCCGCTGCGGGCAGGCAGGCGCTGAACGGCACGCTGCTGGCGGCCATCGGGCAGTCCGTGACAGAGAAAATTTCTCTGCCGGTCTTTTCACAGGCGGGAACCGCTGCGCTGAACGCGTCCGCCGCGCAGGGAGCGTACGAAACAGCGAGACCAAGCGATACGGTCTATCACGTTACGCAGAACGTCACCTTTTCGTCGCCCATGCAGGCGCCGGACGAGGTGGCGCGCGCCATGCGCCGGCAGGCCGCCTACGGGCTGGCCGCCGCGCGGGGAAAGGAGGCGCGGGTATGAGCGATTTATCGGTTCGCTGGGTGCGCGGCGACGGCGGCACGTTCACCGCGGACGGGGGACTGTTGGGGCTGACCGCCGCCGAAGGCCTGAACGAGCCGGCACTGGAGGTGTTCAGCCAGAAGGCCGCCCTGGGGGATGGCGATCTGATCACCGGTTCGCGTGTGGGCAGCCGCGAACTCACCTTCACCTGCAAGGCAAGGCGATCCGCCTACAATGACCTGCTGGTGCGCGCTCTGCCCTCGTTCTTTATCGCTTCGCAGTCTTATGATGTGCAGATTCACCGCGGAGGCGACTGCCGCGTCGCAACCGGTTGCCGGTTAAGCGCGCTGGAAATCCCCACCGAGAACCCCGCCAAACCCGTGACGGTTAAATTATCCCTTCTGATGCCGGAAGGGTATTTTTTAAGCGAGGACGGCTTCGGGCAAAACATTGCGGGCATCCGAGGGCGATGCGGGTACCCCTACGCGGCGCTTGGCACCTGTGGCCGTTTATACGGCCTGTACGCCTATGCGCAGACCGTGTATCTGGAGAACGACGGCGACGCGGAGGCATACTGTAAGGCCGTGCTGTACGCGCGCGGAACGGTCGTCAACCCCCGTATCCAGACCGGCGGCGGGTACGTGCGCCTCCTCGCTACCCTCACGGCGGGCGACACGCTGGTGATTGACGGTAAGACGAAAAGCGTGGAAAAAAACGGCGCGAACGCCGCCGCCCTGCTGGATAAAGCGAGTGATTTTTCAAGCCTCGCCTTCGCGACCGGCACCAACACCATCGGCTACACCGCCGACGTGGGCGCCAACGTGCTGGATGTGTACGTATATTACAACAAACGCTTTCTGGGCGCGTAGAAAGGCGGTCCATATGGATATCTGGGGGCTGGATCAGGCCCGCCGCCCCGTGAAAACGCTCCGGTGCCTGAATGTGCAATGGAACCGGCGTTATTACGGACCCGGGGATTTTCAGGTGCAGCTGCGCGCCTGTGACTGGGACACGGGCATCCGTTACCTCGATCTGCGCGAGCGCCCGGAAACCGGCATGGTGCAGAAGGTGGAAACCCAGCGCACCGTGAAGGGGGATTTCGTGCTGGTCGGCGGATATTTTCTGGAAGGAATGCTCAACTGGAAAGCCCTGTACCCCCGGGCACAGGCGAGCGGCAACGTATCCGCCCTGTGCCGGTCGCTTGTCGCCGACAGGCTGACGGATGTGGGCATTACCGTACCCACCGGGGCCAGCCTGGGCGGCATCGCCGCGCTGGATACGCTGGGCGAGCCGCTGGGCGACGTGACTTTCGCCCTGCTCCGCCAGCAGGGGCTGAGCCAGCGTATCCGGATGGACGATACGACAGGCGCTCTTTCCTACGAGGTGTGGCAGGGAATGAACCGTACCCAGCGGCAGCAGAGCCACCCGTACGCGGTATTCAGCCAGGGGTTCGGCACTGTGGACGGCCTCACCCTTACGCAGGACAGCAGCGATTACCGCAATTTTGTTATCGCCGCCTACGCGGATACCACCATGGCGCTGGATTGCCGGACCGACCTGACGGAGCCGGTGCGCTCGCTGTATCTGGACACCGGGCTTACCCTGACCGACGGGCAGGCGGAGGCGGACCTGCTGGCGGCGGTACGCACACGGGCGCTGACCGAGCTTGCCCGTCATCCGTATCAGCAGAGCCTGAACGCCGACACGCTGCAAAACAACCTGTTTTACCGGACGGACTACGATCTGGGCGACCTGTGCGACGTGCGCGACGACCGGTTGAACCTGTCTTTCGAGGCCCGCATTCTGGAAGTGAACGAGGTCTGGAAGGAAAACGCGCATACCGTAACGCTTGAATTTGGCGACGAATCCCCAACGGTTGGTTAATAAGGAGGCTTTATATGGCGGTATCCTGGCCCTTTGATTCCACCCTGACCCAGGATGAAAACGGAAACCCGGTTTATTCAAAGGCGTACAGTTCGGACGTGATCGCGAAAATCCTTGCCAAATACTTTCGCAACGGCGTGTATCTGGACGTTGCCACCAGCTTTCAGGTGGTAACCGCCCAAGGCATGACCGTGAAGGTACATCCCGGCTATGCCAACCTGAACGGACGGCAGGTATACGAGGAGGCGGAGCGGGTGCTGACCGTACAGGCCGCCGACTCCAGCCTGGACCGCATCGACAGCGTGGTGCTCCGCTTAAACCTGCTGCCCGCGGCGCTGAGCATCGACCTGTACGTGGTGCAGGGCACGGCGGCCGCGTCGCCCACAGCCCCGCAGCTCACGCGAAACGCAAGCGTCTGGGAGTTGGGGCTGGCGAACCTGTTTATCGCCAAAGGCACCAGTGGCATCACGCAGGAACGCATTACCGATACCCGACTGGACAGCAACCGCTGCGGCGCGGTTGCCACCATCATCGCGGATACGGACACTTCCGCCTACTACGCGCAGATCGCCGCCGATCTGGCGGCCTTCCGCACCGGCCGGGAAGTCGCATTCGACGCGTGGTTTGCGTCTATCCAGAACACGCTGGGTTCGGACGTCGCCGGAAACCTGCTGGCCCAGCTCCAGCAGATGGACGCGAAGAAGCAAAACCTGCTCACCTCCGCCAGTCCCCTGCCCGTAACGTTAGGCGGCACGGGCGCAAACGCGAAAAGCGCCGCCCTGAAAAACCTTGGCGGATCGCGGCTTGCGGCGGCAGGCAGCGCGACCGGCATCGTCAATATCACCATCCCCGCAGGCAGCAACAGCGCGTCGGTCACCGTATCCGCCGCTGATCTGGCCGCGGCGCGGGATGGGACGGCCACGCAGAACAAAATCGCGTTGTGTTCGCTGATGACCTCCTACCCGCAGGGGCGTTCCTGTTCCGTCGGCAGTCTGGGGGACAGCCTCACCCTGTGCGCGGGCCTGCCCACAAACGCCACGTCGGATACGCTGGTAGTGGTACGCTGGCTGGTGCTGTACCTGTAAGCCCGTAAAAGGAGAAAACAAGAATGGCAACCAAAGTAACCAACGCGGCGCTGATCGCCGCAGGCCGGGAGCTGCTGGCCTACGCAGAAAAGACGACCATTCCCTACACGGCCAATGGAATGGAGCTGAACGGGATGGATTGCCAGGGGCTGGCGGAATACCTGCTGATCCGGTGCGGCGTGCCCAAAGCTGAATGTAACCTGCCGGGCAGCAACGCCCACTGGCGCAGGTGCGTATGGACGGGCACGCCGGAGGAATGCGCTAAAACCTTCGGCTGTGTGCCGGGCGGGGCGTTTGTGTTTATCTGGGAGGAGACCGGCGCGCCGGACAAATACGCGGGCGACGGGCTGGGAAACGCCGAGCACATGGGTGTGTATCTGGGGGATTGCGCGCTGCACGCCAGCAGTTCCCGCGGAAAGGTGGCCGAAAGCAAATTCGCGGGTAAGACCATCCCGGGCGGGGGCTGGAATCGCGTCGGCCTGTCCTGCTGGGTGGATTATGGCTTAAGCGAAGCGCAGCAGGCAAAAATATGCAGCCCGGCGGTGGAAGCAGGCGAGCCTGCCGCTTCGGACGCTGCCGCAGCTGAAGGTGTGTCTACGGAAGCCGGACAGGATACCCAAATTACTTCCGACACGTCGCTCGCCGAGGACACGTCCGGGTTTTACCCAGTCAAACCCGGGTGCAAAGGCGGGGCTGTGCGGCGGCTGCAAACGTGGCTTTCGGATCTGGGCTACGATCTGGGCGCATACGGCGCGGACGGGGTTTTCGGCCCCGCGACCACCGCCGCGGTACGCGCGTTTCAGCAACAGCGCGGCCTGACCGTGGACGGATACGTAAGCAAGCGCACCTGGGCGGCGCTGGCGCAGGCGCGGCTGACCGCGATGCAGGAGGCGAAAGGCTGAAATGAGCGAAGGGATGCTTGCCGCGCTGCTGTCGTTGCTGGGGACCGTAACCGGCACATTCGGCGGAATCCTGGTATCCAACAAGCTGGTTAACTACCGGCTGGAACAGCTGGAGCGCAAAGTGGATCAGCATAATACCCTGATCGACCGGATGTACTGCGCCGAGAAACGGCTGGATGTGTTCGCCGAGCAGATGAAAACCGCCAACCAGCGCATTGACGACATAACGGAAGTATAGGAGGTAAAGCATATGGAACAGAACCGGTTAAAATCCCCCGTGGTGTGGACGTCCATCGCGGCGCAGGTGCTGTCTCTGCTGGTGTTGCTGGGTGTTGTGGATACAGGCCTGAGCAACGCGCTAAACAGCGTGGTGGCCGCCGCGTTGCAGCTGCTGGTGGTGCTGGGGGTGCTCAACAACCCAAAGGACGGGGAAAACTTCTAA